CTTCAAATATATCAGCAGAAGCTGCTTGTAATTGTAGTTTGTCACTTTCTTCTAATATGATTGTACCATCAGATATAGACTTAGAGTTACCTGCATTAACAGTATGCTCTGCAAATTGATAAGCTCTACCTGCAGAGGTATCATATATAAAAGCTTTTATTTCCGTGTTCCCTGCTCCAACATTCGCTACATGTATATTTTGTATAATGGCTCTAGACTCAGATGGCACAGTATAAATATCTGTGACAGTTGTTGCAGTTAAATCAAAGTTTGCGTTTTGATATCTATTTGCCATTATGCTGTATTTCCACTACTCATGAACCAAGTAAATCTTTGTTGTTCATCTCTTAAATCTTGTTGAAATGTAGAATTTAATTTTTCAATTAATCCATCTAAATCTCTTACTAAAGAATCAGCATCTTGTTGTCTGTATTCTTTATTAGGTCTGGTAAATACTACAGTTATCTTTGCCATTATACTAAATCACTATATAAAACGGGGTTGCTTGCTGTACCATAATTAAAATCATAGTTTTTTGCAGTTTGATTATTTTCTTCATTTTCATCTTCTATGATAGGGGTTACTTCATTAACTTGCATAATTCCACCACCATCTCTTCCGCCTTTTTCTGCATTATTTAAAGTTCTACCATAAGCATTAACATTTCCCGCCATTCTATCTTTCATGTATTCTCTATAATCGTCATAGCCATAACCATAACCATATTTACCTGCTACATTTTCAGTAAAAAAATTTGTATTTTTTTCAAAACCTTTACTACCTATTAAATTATCTAAGAAACCAATTCCTGTATTAATTAATGTGCTGTAAGGAATAAAAGAAGGTAATTTACCAATTACTCCAGGATATTCCATATTTGTTAAATTTCTAGAATCTAAATAATTACTATATCTTTGTGTTTCTAAAGATTGTGAACTGTATGGATTGTCAAAAGTTACAAAAGAAGGCATCCCAGGAACGTTTGTTGGAATATTACCTGATCTGTATTGTTCTTTAAGATCCATAGGATTTGTTGAAATATTAAAAGTTTTATTATTACTTGTTGGAATATTACTTGGTAATGTATTATTACTATTTCCTCCTGTAGCAGGTCCATCTCCGTATGGAGTGCCACTTGGAGGAGAGGCTCTTCCTTCCATATTACCTCTAGCTTCAGCGGCTCTGGCTGCATCATCACCACGATAGCCTAAACGCTTATCAGATTTATATACTAGTTGTGATTTAGCTGCAGGGATTTTTTTATATAAACCTTTATCTACCATTATCTTCTACCATCCGGTTGTGTATCTAATCTAAACGTGCCAAGTTTCCAACTTTGATTAGCAGCTGTATTAGCTACCTTTAAAGATATGGCTCTTGCTCTTGCACGAGTATCTACCTTATCAGTAGATGAAGTAATTGTAAATGGCCCTAGTGGAGAACTTGCTTGAGAATTATTGGGGTAATTCTTTAATTGTAGTGTTACTTGAGTATTACCTGTTTGAGATAAAAAGTCTGGTACAAATCTTCGTATTTTCATTAAATATTCTCCATCTCCTCTAAAATCAGAAACACCTGTCATTTGACCTTGTCTAGATCTTGCTTGAGTAATATCAAAATCTCCAGATTCAATATTAGATGTAATTACATTTATGCCATTAGCTAATGCTTCATCAGTTCCTTTTTCGTGTTCAAAGTATATTGTGCTTCCTTCAGTATTACCCACTACATCAAATGATGCATCATCACTTGCAGTAAAACTAGTTGCATGAGGTAGACCAAATACAGACGAATCTTGCCATGCACCTCTTGCTAAAGTTCCTGTTGTCCACACAGGTCTTTGAGGAGTAGAATCTAAATAGTTATATGTTACACATCTATTAACAACAGTTGAACTTTCAGTACAATAAAACCAAGTAATCTCACCAAACAAATTATTTAGTCCAACATTAACCAATTGATTGGCTGTTGTATTTAGATCATTATAAACAAAATCTTCTACTAAACATTTCATAGTTTCTAGATTACCAGAATATTTAAAGAAACCATTTTCTGAAAACCAATATGCAGCTCCATCAACTTCTAATGCAGCGTTCTGTCCAATCAGTCCGCAGTTCGTTCCTACTTGTTGAAAACCAAAAGTAAATGGTTGACCAATAAACCTCATGGTAAATAAAGATGTATCAGTCCAAACATAGATTGCATCCCTACCTCTAACAGCACCTACAATTTTAGATCCATCAGCTAGTCTTTGTGTGCCTGCAGTATTAACCGCTGTTGGTTGATAAGTGTTAATATCTTCTTGGTTTGAAAATCTAATAAACATTTCATCTTGTGTAGAAGGTGTTCCAATCGTTGTTTCTGTTCCAAAGAATACTAAGTGACGATCTGGAGTTGACACTAACATATCTCTAGATGCTGTTGGTGCACCTGATATAATAGTTGCTCTATTAGTTACAGCGTTTGTTGCATTTGAATCCCATTCAAATACTTGTGCATTATGAATTAATGCAATTACTTTATCTCCAAAATTATCAATAGACCATAAACCAGGATCTACAACTAAATCTCCTGATGCAGCTTCACCCCATGCGATGTAATCTGAACTATTTAATATAGTTGCACCATTAGAATGTGTTGCAGCTGTTGTATTTCTAACTCCTCTTGTAACACCTGTTAAAGTATTTGTTGATATACCTGTGTATGAAATTTCTTCTGACCCTATTTGAATAAAGTTTGTTCCTGAAGTTGGAAACAAAGATGCATCTGTTAATACAATAGTAGTTGTAACTGCGTTGATACCACCATTTAAAATAGTTGTTGCCTCACCTGTTACAGTTCCACCCCAAGAAGCTAGTCCCCAACCAAAGCCAGGTAATTGTTCTGCAGGTCCTACTGGATAATAATGTTGAACTCTAACACCACCTGATGTAGTTGCACCTGAACCTGTTTCATTAGAAGACATTGTAATAGTTAAAGTGGTAGCTGTTGGTACACTTGTCACCATAAATTTTTTATCATCAAAATCTGATGATGAATAATTTGAATTAGTAATTGCTGTAAAATTATCTAAAAGAATAATATCGTTTTCTTGAATGTTATGATCTGTACTGAAAGTTATAGTAACTGTTGCTGAACCATTTGTTGTACTAAATGCATTTGATAATGTTGTAGCAGTTTTGATAGGATGTATGTCATAGAACACACCACCGGTATATGCATATAAAACTCTGTTTGTGCCTATTATAGCAAACTTATTACCAGATCTATTAACTAGATGATGTAAAGCTCTTGCAGCTCCTGTTAGTTTTGATTCACCTAATTGTGACCAACCACCTATCTTCTCTGGTGTGCCATATCTAAAACGTACATTGTCTCCTCCGACCCATTGTCCTTCGGCCGTGGTTTCTGTAATCTGTTTATTGAATCCAGGTTGAAATCCTATCTTTTGTAACATATGGCTCCATTATAATACTATTTTACACCTGACGGTAGACCTAACTTAGCTCTTCCATCAAATCTATTTTTATCAGCAAATGGGCCATTTACATGATTATAGTGTAAAAATACTTGACCGCAAATGTTTCCGTCAAAAGGCTCTCGCCAATGTTCAAGTTCACAGCCACTATATACTAACATATCACCTACTTCAAGCAAGACTTTCGTGCCTTTTGGAGCGTTAGGTTTATGAATATTTTTGTATTCATCTATTACATTATTTGCTCCTGTGCCGTCTATAAATATAGGCCAAGGATCACCACCTAAATTAACTGTTGTTGATATTTCACAACTAGGTCTGTCTTTATGTCTTCTAAGTTCATCACCTTTTTTATAGGCTCTAGCATAAGAGTATGTTGGTATTAAATCTAAGCCGGTATGTTTTTTCATTACTGGTAACATTTTAACCATAAGTGTTTCCATAGCAAAATCAGCATAACATGAGTAGGTATTAGGTATTTGTTTATCGGTCCATGTTCCAAGTATTGGAGACTGTGAGTGT